TTTGTTACCCTTTTTACCAAAATGGGCGGCCTTGGCATTAAAATTCCAGGCTGGCTTACCGTCAACCATTCGCTCCGAAATAAACGGTTCAATACTACTGCCAAACTGCTTGCGCAATTTTTCTAAATTAGTTTTAGAAAGTTCTGCGGAGGTGTGCAAAAAGGCCGGGTCGCCTGACATCATTGCCATTAACCTCATGAAATGTTTATCCGCCGCTATATTTGTGTGCCCACCTAGTAGACTCTGGGTAAACCCTCTGGGCTTGGGGTTAAGCGCCGGGTCAGCAGCGCCACCCCACTTGCCAGACAAATAATTAGCTATGTTTTTAGCTTGGTTTTTACCCATTTTATGACCATACCCAGACCCCTTTGGGGGGACGGCACCCGCTAAAAGTTCATCCACACTAGGAAGCCCGCCGCCCGGCTTGTTACCGGTAAAGTAATAAGATGCGTTTCTTAAATTAGGCACAACCTTTGACCCGGTGGATGTGGCCCCAACCATTGTTAAATATTCACGCCACGCCGCTTCCCCGTCTTCAGCGCCCAGTTCTTTTTTAAACATTTTAAGCAGATCTTCAGTGTCATACCATTCTCGACCGACCTTTTCGCCAGCTTTAACAATGCGCTTTATTTCATCAGCAGCGCCCGGCTCGTTTTTAATTTTGTTTTGTAAGTTTAGGAACCGGTCTGTTTCACCTCGAGGGGGGGCATATCTTAACAACGAATATTCGGTACGGTCTGGCGCTGCCCCCGGCAGCATTGATTGAGCCCCCTTCTTAACGCTCTGCACCGTCCCCGGCAGTGCCATCATGGGGATAGCAGCAGCAGCCAGCCCTAAGTGCCCCAGGGCATTGGCAAAATTGCCCTGCTGTAGCTGTGGCCATACCTGCCCAGCATCGTATACCATGCCCTTGACGTCAGCCTGCGGTCCTATAATTTCTGGGACCATCATTGTGGCCGCGGCGGCCTGGCGTCCGGTGGGTACGTTTAGCCCCAGCTTGCGAGCAACCTCCAGCGGGCTGTCAATCTGCTTCCAATTAGCTGCCAGTCTATCAAAAAAACCCGGCGGGCTTTGTGGTAACATCCCCGCCATGCTAACCTCCACTTAACACAATATATTCGTAAGCCCGTACCGTGCCGGCGCTAACATGGGTCAAAGTCGCAGTGCCCGTGCCCTTGGCTGTTACAGCCGGTATGCCTTCAGCCCTGGCCGCTTCGTTGGTGGGGGTAAAAGCTAAAAATGCGTCTATGCCTATGCGGGCATCGGTTAGCGTTGTGGTCGTGCTGCTGGTCGCCAAGGTTACAGATCTGGTAAACCCCACCCGGCCCTCGATTATCTGCCTGTTGAGCTCAACCTGCTTGCGCTGGAAGCGGGTGCGGTCATCATCTATTTCCGGTCCGGTTTCTGATGGGTCGCGGAAGCTATCGCGGGGGTTGGCTACGGCCATTACAGATCGCCGGCGCTAGTGGCATGTACCCGCACGCCCCTGGCTTTCCAGCCCGTTTCCGCCGCCGCTATGATGGTGGCAGCTTTGAAATATTGCCCGTTGCTGCTGAAATTGGCCTTGCCGAAACTATTCATGGCAACCGCGCTGCCCAGGGTGAATGTAGCCCCCGCTTGCTGTGCCGCCGCTATCTTCGCCGTTACCGCTGTGCTCCCTTCTACGATAGGGCTGATACCGGTCAGGTCAGCTAGGCCCGCGCTGTTAGGCTGGAAGCGCCCGGTGTCTATCTGTGCGGCCAGTGTGGTGCCGGTGAATGTGCCATATCTATGAGATGTATCCACGCCGCCCAGGACAATATCACCACCCTGCCAGGCCGGGCTATCAAATGAAAAGGGGAACAAACTTGCGTCATCAATATCGGTTCCGACCGTATCCAGGGTGTCCAACGTATAGCCTTGGTCCCGGCTGCGTATTAATGTTTCATGGCTGAAGTCGGCATGTGACCAGCGCTTATCTTTCCAATTCCAAATTAGGGCAATGTTAGGTTCGCCGCCGCTGCTGCCCGTGCCTGGGAAAGACCACAATAAAAGTTTCCGCACCGGGTCCACGGCCGCGCTAACCCGGCTGCGGTTGCTCAAGGAAAACTGGTCCCAGAAGAAATTGTCCACTTGGTTTTCACCGATCGGGAAGGACTCGTTGCCATCGGTTATGAAGAATCCCTCTTCACTCAGGAAGGCAGTGAAGCGGCCAAAGCTGACAATACTATTAGGAATCGGTGTGCCGCGCTTTTTGTCGATAATGCTAAACGTGAATATACGGGGGCTGCCCACAAATGTCATTCGCCGTATTTCGTCGTCGCTAAACACCAGCCCGTAATTTTCGCCGCCGACTATGCGCTGCACATGCCCGCCGGTGGGCAGGTCTTGATAGCCCCCCAGGGTGGCTGCGGCCGGTGTGAAGTTGGTCGGTGTCTCGAGGGCTGACCACCAAACCCTATTGGGTTTTGCCCCGTCGCTGTCGTCGCTGGTGTTCCCTAGCACTACAAAGCCATTTACAATATCAACGTGCCTTGCCTTGGGCTTGTCGCTGCTGGTAATTAGGTCAGCAAAGACGTTGCCGGTTGCCATGTCCAGCACCTGCACGGGGTCATCTATGTGCGTAGCAATAAGGTCATTGCCAAATGTGGCAAATTCCCAGGTGCTGTCAGCCGCCACGGTATAGCCGCCGGCCTGGCTGACATCCGTAAAAGCCGTGTTGATCAGGCTGTATAACTTGCTGGCATCGCCCAACACTACAAACACGTTGCCGCTGCTATCCCTGGTGGCCGTCCCACCCTGCGCCCGTGCCGTCATGGCATCACTAACCGCTGACAGGCTTTTAAACGGCGCATAATGGTCTTTATAGGCTATGCAATTTTGGGCTTCCGTCACGCCGGGATTCCCCAGTTCGCCCAGGTCGGGCAGGTAGGGGCCAAATTCCATAATAGGCGCAGGTAGGGCGTCTGCCGTCAGGGCTTGCTGCAATGGCATAAGCCGGGCCGTTAGGCTATCTGCGGGGATATTAAACATTATAGCCTTTGTAAAATAATTATTGACAGGTGTATGGGCTTGCTATAGGGTACTTACATCGCAACTGCTTAATAGGAGCTAAGCAAATGACCCTCACCGAACAAACGGCCCTTCGAAACACTTTTGACAAGGTTTGTGATCCCACAGACTGGAAAGCCCCAATATCGGTTTGGTGTAAGGGCGAGGCAGTTAGCGCCATTTGTGAATCCATCCGGTTTATGACAGCAACGGAGCCGACCGTTGAATTAGATGTCAACAACATGAACTACTTGGTTAGTTCTGAAGGTTACCGCATGGGACCGGCTGGGGATCACTAACCCCAACCTTAAACCCCAAACAGCCCCGCCTAACAAGCGGGGTTTTTTGGTGCCTACAAATAGCCATATCTTTCCTTGTATTCAGGATACATACTACCCAGCGGTATGCCATCCCCATCAAACTGGCACAGGGGCGAGTCGTCAGGGATGGTTACCGTTATGCCTTTCCCCCTTGCTATGCCTATCAGGTATTCCATGTTAGGCCGCTGCACCGCCCATTCGGTGCCCTTCGCCATATACAGCCCCCAAAGCCCTATTTCAGCGGGCAGGGCGGCTATGGCCATACCCATGGCATAACTGGGACCGCTGTTAAAATAGTCTGCACCTATGGCGCTAATAACGCCCTGCAATGGGTAGGCGCGGCTGTTGGGCACCTCCGGGTAGTTTTTCTGCATAAACAAGCGGCCGGGGAATTCGCATAGCCTTTCCGTGTAGTCCTTGCGCAGCCCGGCTTCCGGTTTGGTGTGCAGGTAGTAGTCGTGCAGGTCGAAAGCGGCCTGGAATTTAAAATACCCCTCATCGTCCCAGGGCAGCCCCCATAGCTCCCATTCAGCATCATCCCAAGGGGCGTCCTTGCGGTTGGGCTCCCCCAGCCCAATTATCGCTATTTTTCGCATCAGTCCCTGGGTACGTCCGTTTCCATAACAAGTGCATCGCCGCTGAAGCGGTCGCGCTTGTCTGCTTCATGGGTTTGGGTCAGCAGCGCATCCCGCATCCCGGTGTACTTCAGCACGTTGGCCGTATCGCCCAGGAAGGCATACCCTTCCGCCAGGGCGCCATACAGGTACAGCCCCCGTGCATTGGTCAGCACCCAGTTGGTGTCGCCGTCCGCGCTCAGGGCTGCAAATTTCTTATAAAAATGCGCCTGCACAAAATAGCTGGCATCAGGGCTGTGCGGTCCAAATACAATAAATTCGCCTTCAATGGTGTAATGCTTGGGCCGGGCAACGCCGCCTAACCGCTTCGACCAGAACATTGCCGGGCTAAGTGGGCGGATCTGCTGCACTGGGTCGCCTGGGATATACACCCTGCGGAATTGCAGGTAATTGGTTGGCAGCGGGTAGCCGCCGTCCGGCACTATGATAAATTCGGTCCCGTTGTATGTGATATAGTAGACGCCGCTTTTAATTATGTCGCCGGCGACCAGGGCGGCGGAATCGGCTTTTTCAATCGCCTTGTTGCCCTTACCGTCAACATTGACCGTAACGGTTGACGTATTGTCGAATTCCGCCGTTATTTTATATGATTCGCCTTTCACATAACTGCCAGTCGCCGTGTCATTTGTGATGGTTATGGCATTGGCTGTGCCACCTACATTAGCCGCGCTGATGCCGACAAACTTCTGGATAGGCAATTGTACGTGCGTTTCCATGCCCCGCACTCGTAAATTTTGCTGTACCCAGTCCTCAGACAACTGCACCCATTCCGGTATGCGGCTGCTATGTACGCCGCCCCAGTGGCCCCAGTTATCAATGGCGGTTTTGAGGGTTGCGAATGTTGTAATAGCCACTACCACCACCCCCAGCCGCCGCTAGCATCAGCAGCGCCCTCATTATCAACACTACCACCATCGCTGGGTCCCGCATCATTAAACATAGCGTCGTAAGGGGCGGGATCAAACGCCTCATATGGAAGGCCGGGGCTTGCTATATCTGCACCGGTAATAGTGTATGGCTGGCCGGATCTTGCTATATCTGCACCGGTAATAGTGTATGGCTGGCCGGATCTTGCTATATCTGCACCGGTAATAGTGTATGGCTGGCCGGGGGTAGCCGCGGTAGCTTGGTTCAAATCGGCAACCATTTCATTATACCCATATCCAAGCTGATTCGCAGACGGCCCGTAGGCAAAATCCGCCAGAGTATATGTGGGCTGCCCCATGAAACCCGCAGGACCAGTCGGGAACCCAACGCCGCCGTGGCTGCCCATGAACCCTGGGGCAATGGCGCCCTGCCGGCCCATATAATTCCCGAGCCCAAACCCGGCCATCATTGACGCTGGTGTGCCCATGGTGTTTGGGTCAAAATTAGCCCAAGACTGCGCCAGAGCGGCATCTTCTAGTGACCCCGCCGTATCTAAACTGCCGGGACCGGTGTATTCTGTACCCTTTTGCGGCGAAGTCGGGTCCATTAGCCCCCTTATATCCCCCATTTTAGCACCCTGCACACCAGTCGGAAATGTCCAGGTAGCATTGTTGCGTGCCCTGTCAGTGTACGTGCCGCCCGGTCCCAGGCTTATCGTATTCCCAGGCCCTAATAGATGTCCCTCCATGTCAAATGCCCGACCACCTGGGAATATACCCCCGACCGACATCAGGCCGCCTCGAGGACCATATGTATATACACTGGTATTAGGCGGTGCGCCTGGCATAGCGCCAGGATCTGATGTCCTGTTACGATCAGAGGTGAAATTAGCGATCGTACCCAACTGCTGTGCCGCCGCCAGGGCCGGATTCGCAAACCCAGCACCCAGCCCTAATAAACTAAAAAGTGAAGCGCCTAATTTTTCGCTAGGCGTAGTATATGGATTGTTTAGGACAGACGCCGTTACACTGTGCGGTGATGACCTAATAGCGCGGTCGAATGTGGAGTCAATAAACCCTTCTTTCGGCTGGCTTGGCATCATGCCGGGGCTTGCTATATCTGCATCGGTAATAGTGTGTGGAAGGCCGGGGCTTGCTATATCTGCTTCGGTAATAGTGTGTGGAAGGCCGCGGCTTGCTATATCTGCATCGGTAATAGTGTGTGGAAGGCTTGGCATCATGCCGCTGCTTAAGTCGGGCTCTTTAACGAGTGGAGGTGCCTCTACCTGGGCTGCCAAAGGCTCGTTTGTGACTTCCTCGGTTACTCTTGCCGCTTCAGCCTCAACAGGCGCAACCGGGGCTAGTGGCCACGGGGTGGCGGCTTGGGCTGCTGGGTCATCCCAAATGTAAGCGCCGTTGGCGTCTAGGGTTATGCCTACTGCCATCTAAAAATATCCTGGGGCTGTGCGGAAATGCCGGTAGTCGGCGTTGTTTACGATATGTTTGGCCAGGAAGGCCCGCTGGTCCGCCTTGGCCATCCGCATATATTGGTGCATGGTTATGCCGTTTTTGCCCAGTATGTTGGCCAGCTCCGTAACCGGAATGCGGGCAACATGCTTGCCGACCATATTGGGCCGGTATTCTTCCACGCCATTAAAGCGTTTTTTGTTGTCGTCAATCAACGGCTGCGCATCGCCGGTAACAGACACCACGTTGCGGTCCCCATCCCTGTGGAACCGCCGGGCAATGGTGCCGTCCCAGTCGTATAACAACCCGTCCATTACCGGGTCATTTCCTCGACATAAATGGTCCCCGCCGTACTGACAGCAATAACAGCCAGCACGCCGTTTCTGGGCACCTTCATGAAGGTTTCAATGTTGGCCGGGACATACTTGCTGGCCGTTACGCCGCTAGCTGTGGCGACAGCCGGCAAGCTGGAGCCGCTGATACCTATCTGCACATGGCAATGCTGGCTACATAACACCCTAACAATATCAGTCTGCGCCGTAAATTGTGCAGTTATCGCCCGGCTGGTGCTGTTGAAGTTCATGCTTTGCACTGGCGTAACAGTGGTCAGAATAAGCGGGTGCGCCCCTTGAGCCAGCGCTCCGCGGGTTGTACCACCAAAGGCCACCATGACGAGGGAGGTTAAAAAAAGTAGCGTTTTCATTTTGGTTCAACCTTTTTATAAACCAGTAGGGATGTGATCTTTTTAATCTGCGCCGTGTAGAATTCATTGCGCGGTAGTTGCCTGGCCCGGTCTAGGGCGTTTAGCACCCGCTTAACATCGCGGGTAAATATGCCCACCCAAGCGTCGGCCATCCATATGCTAACCTGGTGCGGTGCCGTGCTCTTCAGCCCCGCCATGATGGTGTTTATTTCTGCCAGGTTTTCTTTCCACCGCCCGGTGTTTAGCAGGTACTGCACATGACTTGCCTGCACGCTGGGATTCCAAGGGCTGGTAGACTGGCCGGCCCAGTACACTTTATCCGCCGCGCTGTCGCTTAACTGCACTCGGTCACCATGCACAGTAAGCACCCTGCCCAAAGTGAGTATGAGCTGGCGCCGGTACTGTGCATTCCAGGGCACCAACTGGTGCGCCCGGATATTTGAAGCAAAGGCCTTCAACGGCTTCTTTTCAATAGTTAATCGTGTGAGCGTATAGGCTCGTTCTGCTTCGTATAGGATAGGCACGGCGGCGGCGGCTGCAAGTGAAAGGAAACAAGCGGCCGCCGCCGCCGATAGTCGCAAGGGGGTTGCGATTGCACACACTAGCCTAAAGGAAGCCCCCCTTGCCAACACACCAGCAACCACTGCCCCAACAGTAACGGTTGCCGGATTCTGTAGAGGAAACCCAATCAAGCTAAGCCAGCCCAGCATATAAATTGACAGCAAAGGCCCGACAGGCTTGGGGTTACTATTCAATAATAAGCTCAACAGGAATAACGTGGCTAACAAAGCCCCGACCATCCCAAAATCATTGAGCACTTGCAGATATTCGTTATGGGCCGCGCCGGCAAAGAATGTTGCCAGGGTCAGCACCGTTTCGCTTTGCGGGTATATGGCGTAGTGGCTTTCCTGGAATTTGGGATAGATCCAGTTAAACCCGCCAAGGCCATGCCCCCATATAGGGCTGGTTAGCCAGGCGTTCACGGTATTTATGTAGAGCTCGAGGCGCACCGCGACGCTGCGGTACATATCCTCCTGACCGAATACGCCGCTAAACAGCGCAATATTGAGCGGGACAAGGGTGGTAAACAGCGCCCAAAACCAATGCCGCTTGGTGAATAGCCACCCTACGCATATAACGTACAGCCCAAGCCCAGCAAAATAGGGCAACTTGCTGCTGGTGTCCCGAAAGAGCACAAAAAGCGCAAACGCCGCCACTATGGCCGACAGATAGCGCCAGTGCCCCCGTCCTGCCAGTAAAAGCGGCAGGACGATGATTATATATTCAGCCTGGAAATTCTCATTGCCAAACCCCCCGAACCATTCTGGCCGGTATAACCCCATGCCGGCTACGCCGGCCAATGCGACCGTTGCCATGGCATGTAACTGGGGTGCGGTTATGTGTATGCTAGCCCAAAAAATAAAAAAGGCTACTAGGTAATTAGGCCAGGCCAGCGCTCCAGCTCGCCAGTCGCCAGACCAGCTAATTGACAGTCCAGCCCAGGCACAAAAAACTGCCAGCCATAATAAAGGCTGGCCAACCTTGGGCCTGGCGCCCAAAACTACCTGGTACGCGCACAGCAGGACTAAAACGGCACAGGCCGCATAGATAAACATCCAGCGCAGTGCGCTTGGATCACCAACCCCCCAGCCGAATAATACGGGGACGACCGCAAAAGCAGCCGCCCCTGTATAAAGTATTTTACCGGGGTATAAGCGTAATCGTAATCGTGGCATCCGAGTTTGTAGTCGATGCGCCATTCGTGTGGATGAAAATAACATCATCCTTGCCCAGATGGTTAAATCCTGGCGATTCCGTTGGCGTGAACGTGTCTACATCGCCGGTTTTATCGCTCGCTCCGGCTGTGGTCACGGTTAATATAATGCCGGTCAGAGCGTTAGTGATTTCGCCCTGCACAACACCGTCACTGTTAGCCTTCCAAAATCGCACGTTGGTGTTGCTGGTCGTGATTGTACCCAACAAGACACTCTGTATGTAGCTGACACGTACATCAGTAACTGGGATAGCTACAGCAGCCGTACTGGCCGTACTGACATCTTCCAGGTTGACGGTGAGAATGACTGTACCGACCTTATGACTGACCTGCACGTTATCGCTGCCGCCTCGTACCCACTCCGTGCCCGAATCCGGGTTACGGATATCCGACTTTTGCCCAGCCGCCTGGACTGCGGTGGGTTTATAAAATAACCCGCCAGCCAGCAGCGCAAATGCCGCAAATGTTAAACACATTTTCTTCATGATAATTTCTCCGAAGAAATTGGGGGGCACTAAGGCCCCCCAGGGTTAAAGCCGGTTAGCTGTAGCTCAGATCCAACACCGCACCGTGTGCCTTTTCATTTCGGCACTCGAGGGTGTATTCAACCAGCACTTGACGCCGGTCGCTGTCGCCGGTCTTGGAAAGCGGCTCAATGCCGACAGCCCGCAGATACGCTAGGGCCAGCATATCCTTTTGCAGCACCCACAGGTCCGCCGTTGTATCGCTGCCACCCAAAGCCGGGCGGGCGAATCTGTCGGGCAGAATTTGCAGGTCACCGAAATCTGATTCATAGATGTCGATGGCCGCCATCAGTTTGCGGTCTTCCGCTGTCTTCACGCGGGTGGCGTTGCCGGCAAAACCGCTGATGACCTGCTTATTGAAGCTGCCGGTCACGATGCAGTCAGGATCGCCACCATTGTCGAAACAGCTTTTTAACACGGTTTTGACCATGGCTTCCGTCAGCGCACGGTTGGTGCCGTCCGTCCGGGCGTTGTTGCCGCCACCGGTGCTTGTCGTCGCTCCGCTGGCTTCCGACAAATTGCTGGTCAACCATGTGCCCAGCGTGCCGAATTTGCGGGCTGTCGTGGAATCGCCGGTAATTTCCGCTACATGGGCCAAAACGGTCGTTTCCATGTCCCGTCTGAGCTCCATGGTCTTTTTAAAGACCTGGTATTCCAGCTCGTCTTCACGACCTGCCGAATTCATGGCGCGTTGGGTGCCGGTGACTCGGGCAACCTTGTCAGAAATTTGGCAGGTGTTGGACAGGCGGCTGGAAGCCGTAGCGGCGTCCGTAGTGGCATCGTCGCCTTCGAGCACCGCATTGGTGGCAACAGCAGCCGCATAAGCGTCTGTCTGCCATTCATGCAGCGTGTGGGATGCTGATGTGCTGGGAATCGATGCGATAACCGGCACGTCAATGGGGTCAACATTATAGATAATGTCGCTCAGGTCTTCGCGGTTGCCAATCGCGCTGTATGTGGCGAAAGTGTCGGAAGGTAAAGCCATGTCAGGCTCCTCTATTAGTCAGTTGCGGTTAAAGGCGCTCCCGGATGAAGTCGAGGGCATTTTTCTTACCCTCGCCACTACCGTAGCGCCTCAGTTTTTCCTGACTTTTCATTCGAGCGCCTTGGTTGCCCTGGTCACGGGCTGGCACAGCGTTCGGCTTCAAAACTCGCGTCTTGGCCTTCAAACGTCTAGTCATCTCCTTGCCACCCTTCTGGAGCGCACGGTAGGCCATGGCATCTTTCAGGATGAGCGCTTGCCGCGCATCATACGTGTTAAAGAAATTGTCAACCTCATCCGAGCTGTATGTCCCGGTGGGGTGTATATCTTTAGTCAGGTATTCGCGCACACCCGTTTCAAATTCGCCCAGTTTGGTGGCGTCTTTGACCTCGGGAAGCCAATTGCTAAACAGCCGTTGCTGCTCGTGGCGGTTCTGCGCCTCGAGCTGCTGTTGCTGGAGCAACGATTGCTGCCGCTCCTGCTGCTGGTGTGCAATTACGCCTTCGACGGCTTTGAGCTGGTTATCCCGCAGAGCCTTCTGTCGATAATGCTCCTCTGGGTCGTAATCCAGCAATTCCGTCAACTGTTCATCTGTCGGCCCGGTATTAATCTGGGCCTGTAGAACGGCGAGAAGATCGTCTGTATGTTGCTGTTTCATTTGAAAAGTCTGGGTTGCCTGCAAAATATTGGCGTCAAACTGGCGCCGGTCTTCTGCGAGCTGTTGGGTCTTTTGGGTGTAGTCATCCGTCCGCATGGTCCCATGAATTGCTTCTGCTAGGGTTATCGTCTGGGCTGTGCCGTCGTCTCCCTTAATTTCAATCTGCAAATGGTCGACCAAATCCCCAACATCAACATTGAGCATTTCGGCCAACCCCTGCACAGTCTGGGGAACTTCAACACCATCACCAGCCGATTCCTCGGAAGTTTCTGGGCTGTCATCCGGGGCGGGCTTTTCACCTTCCGTCCCATCTGTTGGCTCAGGCTGTTGGCCTTCGCCTTCCGCGTGTGACTCCTGGGAGGACTCCATCCTGGTTGGTCCGTCCTGGTGGTTGGTCTCTGCGATTTCCTCTGCCGGTGCCTGTTGTGGCGCTGGCTCAGGGGTCATCGCCTGGCGTATGCGTGCCAGGGCTTCTGGTTGCCTCATCGGGGCAGTAGCCTCGACTCCCGGTGCCGGGTTGGTCGGTGCTGGTGCGGCTGCTGGTGCTGCCGCGGGTGCCGTATCGGCCATAGTGTATTGACTCCGTTAGGTTGGTCAAAGGTTATGCTCCTCCCAAAAAAGTGCCCCCAGCTTTACACCGGGGGCCAGGTTCAACAGGGAGGGTCGTGAATTTACGGGCAGACCTTATCGGCCGCCACTTTAATAACTTCGCCATCTTCGCTTTTGACGATCACAATAATTTGGTCGTGTTGATCGGTGTAGGCGGTGAGCACCAGCCCGGTCTTGCGCTCGTCTGCGTCGTTGCGCCAAGCTACCTTAATGCCATTCATCTACGTTTCTCCCTACGGCGCTGCACCCCCACCGCGATAGCTATGAAAGGTAAAACTATAATCATTAGAGCTATCATTCCCAGCGCAACAACGCTGGCGACAATTTTAGCGCCCACTGCCCAGCAACTGCTTAACATAGGCCAGCCGATTTTCGGCTAATTTACCGGTTTGTACGTGCCGCTCCAGGTCTGTCAGCATCAGCTCCATAGCATCTACCCGCAGCCGCGCCATTTGCAGGGCATTGGTGTCCGCAGGGTCAGCCGACATAAACGCCGCCACAGCACTGTCCCTGACTGCCTTCACCGCCGCTACATAATACGGGTGCCCGGTAACCTGGGCAGCCCTGGTTGCCCGTGTAGTTTCTGCCGTTAAACGGCTGCTTTCACGCTCGAGCTCTGCCCGGCTTGCCTTATCCATAGCGCAACCCCCCAGCGGCTATTTGTAGGCGTTTTTATAGGCGTTTTTGTTCATGCCTTTGCCCTTGGACGTGTTGCCAGAGCTGCCGCGGTTTCCTTTAAATTTAGTGTCCCCGCCAGCGTTAAGCCGGGACGTGACCAGGTTGGCCTTTTCCGACATCATCGGCACTTTAGTGTTGCTAAGTCCTCCAGCAGCATAGCCGCCTTTGGCCGGTTCTGATTGCGTTGCCATCGATAGCTACTCCGTCGATCAATGTTCGCGCCCGTTTAAGGCAGGGCGCTGAAGCCTATTCATCCGGCAATAAAATTGCTGGCAGCGAATGACATATAAGCCGTCATTTATTTGACGACGGTGGGCGTTTACCCTTCCTAGCGGCTTGGCGGGTTTCCCTGCCCTCATTGGCGTTATGCTCCCGGTCGGCCGCCTTGTGGGCGCTGTCTTCCTCAGCCATGGCCAATTTGAGGTCATGGGTTGCGGCAGCTGTGATACCGTCCTGCTCCAGCTTGCGGGATTGCAGCTCTAATTCACGCTCTTTTAGTTCGACATCAGCCAACTTGCCGGCTGCGTCAGCGTGCGCCTTGGTGGTTTGTTCCTCCGCCTTAGCCGCAAGCATGGCCGCGGTGGATTGGCCGTCCGCCTGGATCTTCAACATCTCACGCTCATGCTGGAGCATAATTTTTTTAATTTCCCGCTCGTTGACCAGCGCCATTTCTTCCCGCTTCCGGGCATCTTCCTGTGCGGCTTTCTGGGCCTCCATTTGCGTTTTCTGCTGCTCAACCTGCGCCAGTACCTCCACCTCGCTGGGGCCTTGGTCCTGCTGCGGCATGGGTGCGCTAGCCGGGTCGTTTACATAGCTCTCAGCATTCTTTTTGCCGGTGGCGTTGTAGAAGTCAACGAGATGCTGATGCACCTCATCAGGCGTGTAAAAAGGCCCCTCTATACCGCCCTGGAATTCCAAGCCTTTCTGCATGACCTGCATTCTGGCCTGGGCCATCTGTATTTTTTCCTGTGTCGTGCCGTGCCCCAGCCCTACAGATATCGTGCAGTCCATGTCGCCGGTCCACTGGCGGGGGTCAACCTCCACGTATTTACCATGGATGCGAATGGTGCGGGCGCGGTCGGCATGTGCCCGCAGCAGCGTGTCGATCTTGCGGAATGCCTTCTTAAAGCCTGTCTCGGCAAAGAGCCGGGCGATCAGCAGTGAGCGTTTTTGGGCCTGGCCTATGATCATATTAATACCGGCGGCCGTATCGTTCAGGCTGTTGGCGTCGAGGCCCTGGCTGTATCTGGTCTGGCCCGACCTGGACTCCTTTTCCTGGTCAAAGTGCTGCATGACCGGCAACAGGGTAGCCGCCAGGGGCTGCGTAACAATGGGCTGGAAGTTCTCACTAACCGGGCCGCCGCCCTCAACCCGCACGGCACCGCCCGGCCTGTTGGCTGTCCAGTCGTCTAAATTTATTCTGCTGCTGATCAGGGCGCGGCCATTGTTTATCAGATATGTGTTGTCTAACAACGACCGGGTAATGGTGCTGCGTATATACTGTATGGGCGTCACCAGGTCGGCTATGCTGCGCCCCAGCACCTTATGCGGCATACGGATGGGGGTCAGGTCCACAAAGGGGTGGTCGTCGACAGCTTCGTTGCCCAGAATAGTGCGGTCAGGGCCAGCCGTTATAACTTCCCTGTATTCGGCGCGGCCGTCGTTGTCCCAGTCCACATGGAAATAGGTGTAGTAGATCCAGACCTTCCGGGTCAGGTCGTCGCTGACGCTGGCAAGCTGCGGTGAGCTAACCTCTCTGTTAAACCGCGCCTGGCGCTCCCGCTCGTAGTATACATCATCATGCGCTGGCAAGGCGCGGACTAGCTCTTCGTCAAAGCCTTCCTCTATCAGCTCCGATACCATTTTTTCATATTTAGCGCCGATAAAGGGCTGGTCGTCAAAGCCTGTAGCACGGGGGCTGATAAGCATATTTTCAGGCGGTATGTTTTCGATAACCACACGACCGCGTGTTTCGCCTCGCTCAACCTTGATGTCAAACAATACGCCATCTGGTACATACAGCTCTGCGCCGGCCGGCACCGGCTTGGGGGTGGATTCAGTTATTTCCACCCCGTCTTCAGCTTCTAGTTCCTGCACCGTCAGGCTGGTGGCGTTTTCAAAGTAGTGCGTGTCTATTTCGTCGTCTTCACGCCACTGTATGCTGATAAAGCCGTTCTTTAGCAATAACGCATCTTTGACCCAATCGTAGGTTATGCCGAATCCGTCATTATCGTGATTCCACACATGGGTGGCAAGGGCCGTGCGCTGCCCAGCTTCGTCTTCCTTTTGCTGCTGCCTGGCGTCGAACTGTTCGTCAGGTTCGCCAGGCAGCCGCTTAACGCCCTTACTGGTGAATTCAACCGGCTGGTCGCTGCCGGCGAATATTTCCATAAAATCCGGCATCATGCTCTCAACCGTATCCTGCACATCGCTGGCTACAAAGCTGCTGCGGCCCTCTATTTCGTTACCGTAGGGTTCGGAATAATATGACTTATAGGCCTGCGTGCGTTCTTCAGCTACCTCTCCGCTCAGGTAGTCATTAGACAATCGGATATGATGCCTGACCATGTTTCGCAGGTCGTCTTCCGTCATCTTTTCAGCGCGGGTGCGCCGGTTCATATTCCCATCAGGCATTTTTAATCCAAATAGCTAAAATGAAGGCCGCACATATAACGGCTGTTATGACACACGCAAGCACAGCGTAGCGCGTCATTGCGTCCGTACTAATTCACACCATTCCGGCTTGGCGTAGCTTAAACGGCTGCCACCTGCCTTGCGGAATACTATGACCCATATCGGCAAGCCCGACCACTTTACCAGCTCCCAGCTGCGGCAACTATACACCGCGCCTTGTAGGGGGTCGCCGGGTTTGGTTATTTCGAACTGGTCGCCTGGGCATATTGTTTCACGAGTGTTGTTTTTTTCTTCCAGTTTGGTGGCTACGGCCAGCGGGGCTGAGCGCTGGCGGGCGGATAAATATTCCTGCCGCTCCCGCTTCGCCCTGGCTGGGTTGTACAGTTTTAGTTCATGCAGTGCGGTGGGGTTGTAGGTGTCGCCCGTATATAGCACCGTCCCGCACCGGGTTATATGGTCTGCTACATCCTGTTCGGCGCCGGCTATGTCGTCGAAGTCAGCAGGCACGTGCCCAAGAGCATCGTCTTCATGCACAATACTGAATGGGTGCTTATCAGGCACCTATCTGCGCCTTATCAGCATTATCTTTGCTGCCCGGTCGGCTGCGCTTGGGCGTCGGTGGCGGCGGCGGTTGCGTCTGGGCAAATTCAACCAGCGCATCCATGCGGGCGTTTAGCGCATCAATGGCGTTGCGTAGCTCGAGATATTGGCCATAGCTCATCTAGACCCCCTTATTCACTCGTTTGTCGGTAACCTTAGCCTTGACTGGCTTATCCCGCACCACAGCCTTGGGCGGCTTGGGCGCCGGGAATTCAACAACCAGGCAGTTTTGCTCATCACGGTATACAACAGCCGGGCCTTCATGCTCCTGGTCGCCGACCAGAACCTT